ATCGATTATGATTTAGATTTTACAGTAAGTTTAAAACTTCGAAACTTCTGTAGTAAGAATTAGTGCTTGTCGCAGCTAATCCACTTGCTGGAGCTGTTCCAACGAATGGGTTACTTACTATTCCGTATCTAGTTTTGAAAGCCACTTTCGGTTGGAAAGTGTTTTCACCAACTGCTCTCACCATTTGTAGTGGGACGTATGGGCAATAGAATAGTCCAGCATCAAACGGATTTGATCCTCTATATCCAACTGTACAATAGCCTTCACCAGCACTTACACCAGTAGGTCTTGTAGACACACTTGCGTAGTATGGGTCGATATACACTTTAGTGCTGCCATTTAAGACACCAGCAAAAGTGTTTCCAGTGTCATCAACTGATAAATTAGTTGACAATGCTGGAGCATAGTCTAATACACCGGCCATTGCAAGCGCAGACGCTACATCACTAGAACATAGGATAAAGTTACCTTTACCTCTTCTTGTTTGTCGTGCTATAACATTAGCATTTCTTTCAATGTGATACATTAAACCTTTAAATTTTTCAACTGACCAACGACCAGATGAATCAACATCCAGGTCAAATTGACCGTCAACAGAAGTACCAGTTAGGTTAGCTTCTGATGCAACACCTTCAATTTTGGCTTGATCATTAACTGTTCTAACAACTTCTCTGTTGATTTCCGCTAGGATTTCTCCAGAAAGAATGTTTGCTAGTTCAGTTTCTGCGTCAAGGCCATGAATTGCTTTAAGGTCTTGTGCAAGTTCTATAGTGTACTCGGCTTTTAGCGCTCTGCTTTTTGCGGTAACTGTAGCTTTTTCAATTGTGAACGACATTTCAGCGATAGATGAATCTTTTTCTGCAGTCGCAGTAGTATCACCAGCACCTGATGTGTAACCTGTTTGAATTGCAGTGTTAGCAGAACTGGACTTAAATGGGTCCGTTCCTGCATGTGTACCTGAACCGGCAAAGTCAGTATCAGCTTCGTCAAACAGAGCTTCTGTTCTCGCGACTGCTGAACTGTCATCTACATATCTGGCTTTCATCGCAAAGATGAGGCCTGTAGGACCAGTCATAGGTTGTACACCACAAATATCATAGGCTACCAAGTTTGGCATTGCTCTACGAACTAAAGAAATTAGGATTGGATCCCAGTTAGCAGCCGTTGCAGAGAATCCACCTGGATCACCTGCGACAGTTCCTTGACCGTCACCAAATGCTTCTTGTAAAGCACCTCTTTCTTCGCTTATTGCGCGTTCTTGGTTTTCAAGAATTACAGCAGTAACAGCTCTTTTATAGCTATCTTCGATCTTTGGAAGATCGGGATGCTCAAGTACTGGTTTCCACTTTTCTTGAAGGTTTTCTGACATAAACATTTGTTTATTTCCCCTTATTATACTAAATTAATCTAATTTAGCAAATTTTTCAATTGCGGCAGTATATTTAGTCATACTTGGATCTTTAGGTACATCATCTGCACTTGTGAAATCTGCATCACTTGATACTACACTACCATCATCAGAGACAGCTTCAAGCTTTTCACCTTTGAAGTATGCTTCTTTCAATGTAGAAACTTTCTCTTTGAACTTTTCTTCATCTTCGAAGTCAACATCTTCGGATAATTCTTTTAACTTCTCTTGTTCACTATCAGCTAGGTCTTTTGAGGCCTCTCTGATAATTTTTTCACGTTGAAGTTCCTCGATATCTTGTTGAGCTTTGATGTTGCTCGCAACTTCATCATTCAACTTTTCTTCTTGTTCGTCAAGTCTGTTTGCTAGTTCTTCAACTACATCAAACTTGTCCTCTGGAACTTCCACATAGTGTTCCTCAAACAGTTTTTTCAAACCGTTTATGAAATCTTCTGTGAGCTCGGTTTTTAATCCACGCTCTATAGCTAATTCATTTTCTTGAACCCAGCTTTCTGCAACATAATTAAGATAAGAATCAACTTTTTCAGTTAAATCTTCTTTAATTTCATCAATAGCTTCTTTAGTATCTTCTTCATACTTTTCTTCTATTTGAGAAATTTTTTCCTTAATTTTTGATGCAACTGCTGCTTCAAAAATAGTTTTAGCTTTTTCTTTGAATTCTTCTGATAAATCTTC